CATATTGGTTTTACAGCGTAATATATAATGTAGTTTTATCAAATATGACTGAACCAGGATTCATCCCACCAGGTGCATCTTTAGTTCGTGGTCAGAGACTCCCCTCTGTCGATCGATCAATTGTTCCTTTAAATAAAGCTTCAGTTGGTCCATCCATTAAAGGAGCCCTTGCTAACCAAGGACTTAAGATCGCTCGTGACTATGCAAAAGCACAGTTTGGTGAAAATTTCTCTAATCTAAATTCTCAACAAGCTCAAGCTGCTATTAATTATGCTAAGCGTAAAGCGCAGGATCTTAGATCAAGAAGAAAACCACCAAGTGGTAATGGTAAAGGAAAATCAAATAATATGGCAAACAAAGGTTATCTATCTCATCTACCTAAACAACCTGGATCTACAGTTAATCTTAGAACAGGAATTAAACCGCAAGCTTTCTACAAACGCAGACCAATGACTGCTGGATATAATAAGTGCTCACCATTGCACATCTATGGCTTAAGACTTGTTCTTGCCGATGTATCATCTAGTCATTATGATTGGTATAGAGATTCTCTAATGGCTCAAGTTCAAAATAAAATCCAACAAAAGATAGGCTGGTCTATTAATTTAACTGACCTTTCTCAGGATAATATTCTATCAGCCATTCAATCAGTGGTTACTGCCGTTGAAATTTATAATTTTATGTATAGTATTGTTAATTATGTTCCAGTAGGCGTTGAGTATCAAAATGAAGGTATGTCAGCTATGCAATTAGATTTAGCTAAAGACTCTTCAACTTACGCCTTATTAAGAAAGTTACATGACACATTACTTACTGCGGCTTGTCCCAAAAGAATAATCACACTTTGTAGATATTTACAAGGTAATTATCTTTCTGGTAATGGTAGTGAAACTCAATTAATGAAAATTATTCCTTACAGTGTAACTACAAACAATGGATATAAATTACAAAATCTTATTAACACAGGAGTTATCACAAGCGCAATTGATAGTTTGTCTACTGTTACTCATCGTAAAGTTTTCAATCGTCTCATTGCGGCTGTACCATCTTGGACGATCACTGAGTCAGATTTACAAGTTCTCTCTGAAGTCCAGCCTTATAATCCTGAGATGCTTAGTGTTCTTAATAACTCTGCTTACGTCGTGGAAAGCGATAATTATCCGAGGGCTTCAACTGAGTATGAAGATATTGAGTATCTTGCAAGGATTGACTATAATAATTACGATCTTTTGCATATGTCGCTCGTTTCCATTTACAATGATTCTGGAAACCTTAGAACTGGTATCTTATTACCAACAGAAATTAAGGGCGATAATTCCACATTCTCTAGATTATCGTATTATGAGAGTGTTTCAGGAGGTAATGAATTTTATTATGACTCTGAATTCTGTATAGAAAACAGAGGTGACACCTATACTACCACTTATAAATCTGACGGATTATCTGGTATTATAGTTGACGATTATGATAAGTTTACTCATAAGATAGGTACGGAAATGATAGAAGGTGTTAATTCTTTAGCAGTTGGTCAATGTATTGAAAAGCTTCTGATCTGGCTTTATGACCTAGATGCTATACCTGTTAACTTAAAACCAAATTCTAGTAGATCTAGAACAAAGTAGCAGTCCTTATTATTATAAGAGGTTATATAGATATGGAAGATAATTTAGAATTAGTCGCTAACCTAAATGATTTTAAATTTCTTAATCAACTTAACATTGATCAAGAAGTAAGAACAAAGCTTACCACTAATCTTAATCGTATTGTTAAAGGTAGTGACACTGTCTTAATGAGCCCTATTGCTAAGGGAGTTAAGCCTGATGTCATTCTGGATAGATGGGATAAAGTATTCCAATCCAATAATGATCGTCTTTCATTAGCTTTAATAAATTATGAGAATCAGAATAAATTAGATTTTGGACCTAGAAGTATTGCTCAACCTTGGAGCAAAAGGCGTGAATCTATCTATAGATATTTCGAACCTGACCATTTTAAAGATCAAATCAGTAAACTCGAAATTCACAATAGTGATCACAATATTCTCAGACCTATTAGTCTTAAGAATGCATTAAGTAAATTGAAGAACAATACCAATTCAGGTTTGCCTTGGTATAAAAGAAAGGGTCAGATTAAATCGGATTTATACACTAATTTCGAGAAATATCTTAAACGAAAGGATCCTTGTGTCTTATTTACAAGAACGCAAGAAAGCGGAAAGACACGTAACATATTTGGATATCCTTCATCAGATACTTTATATGAAATGATGTTTTATTCCCCTCTTCTTGATCTACAAAGAAAGAAAGACTATAGAGTTGCCTTACTCGGTCCAAGTTATGTAGATAGAAAGATTACGGAAATGATTAATTTCGTTAGACATAATTCTAACTACACTCTTGTTAGTATGGATTATTCTACTTTTGATGCTACAGTTAAGTATGCATTACAGAAGAAGGCATTTGATATTATAATTCAAATGTATCAAAATAGTTATACTAGTGATTTATTAGATATATTGGATAGATTTAATAATATTAGTATAATTACACCTGATGGAGTGATAGATGGTAATCACGGTGTTCCTTCTGGATCGACCTTCACTAATGAGGTTGATTCATTAGCTCAATACCTTATCATAAGTAATTATCCGTATATTAAAGACTACGTTATTCAAGGAGACGATAGTGTATTAGTCATTGAAATGGATAAGGTAAAAGATTTCTTTACTTTCGTGAAGAATCATGGATTAATAGTTAATGAGTCGAAAAGCTATGTTGATAAAGATTACGTGATATATCTCAGATGTTTACATCATATAGATCATGTAGATAAAACTGGCAAGTTAGGTGGTATTTATCCTACTTACCGTGCTTTAAATAGGATAATTTATCAAGAAAGATGGAGCGAATTTGAAAATTATGAAATAAGTGGTCAGGACTATTATTCCATAAGGACTATTTCTATATTAGAAAATTGTAAACACCATCCTTTATTTAGAGAATTCGTTCAATTTATCTATTCTATAGATAAATATTCACTCGAGTACAGCAAAACGGGTTTGGCTAAGTATATTGATATGCTTAACCAGAGTTCAGGAATAGCTGGGGTACTTACTAATCAATACGGGGAGGATGTTTCTGGAATCAGAAATTTTGAAACCGTTAAAATGATTAATAGTATTAAGCGCTAATATCCGG